CAAAACTTGTCCTTAGATTCCTATCATCTGCAATTTTGAAAAGTGCCAATAATTTCGGCATAATTATATTGAAAAGTTGCTCTTTGCAGTGTGTACTACATGGAGCAGCGAAACCGCCAAAGGCAGCAGACTATACTGTAACTGCTGCCTCTGCTCATTTCTATAAACACGAAATCAACTACGAGGAGGTAGCACCGTGCTGTCAAACAAGAACACCAAGAACGCCAATTTTCTCTTTATTGTTGATATGCTGAAGGATCTCCTTGCGCAGGAGTTGATCACAGAAAAGGAGTATACCAGGGCAAAAAAATACTATATGAAGCTTACCGGCGCGGATATCGTATTAGCCCACTGAAAATTGTGCATAAGGTCAATTCTGCGCTGTTCCAATTGTTTTGGTAGACAATATGAAATGACCCCTTCGCTTGTAAAGCGTGGATTTACCTGTCATACTTAAAGTGCAAACAAAAAGCACACAGGAATCACCACATACAAGAGGAGGAGTCATCATGACAAGTATAATCTATGTAGGAATGGATGTCCATACCACAAATTACACGCTTTGCTGCTACAGCATGGAAGACGACCGCTTTTTTGCCGAAGTTCAGGTCGAGCCGGACGCGAAAAATATTCTGAAATACCTTGCTCGCATTGAAAAGCAGCAGAGTCGGGATTGCCGCATTGTCTGCGGTTACGAGGCGGGATGTCTCGGTTATTCATTGTATCATCAATTGCACGCTCACGGTATTGACTGCGTGATTCTTGCGCCGACCACGATGATGACAAAGCCAGGCAAGCGCATCAAGACAGATCGCAGAGATGCCCGCCTGATCAGCAAGTGCCTTGCTTTCCATACTTACAGCCCTGTATATATTCCGACGGAAGTGGACGACGCAGTGAAAGAGTATATCCGTATGCGCGATGACGCCAACAGCGCATTGGCTCGCGTCAAGCAGCAGATCATTGCATTTTGTATCCGACACGGCAAGATTCACGATG